TATATTTCTACCTGAGAAAAATATTCTAGGTCTAAACATTTAGTTCCAACTATAACCTTGCCCTTATCTTTACCCCAGAATGGTATGTTATCTTGAGTTCTGATAGACCTTACCTCTAGGTTTTCTCCAACATCAGGTAACGGATAACGCTTTTTATGTAAAGCATTTGGATACCAAGGATTATTCCAAGCAAGATTATAATGTTTAGCAACAGCCCACTCACATACATTAGCCCGTATGTTAGCATTAATCTCAGGCTCTAGTTTGCCATCTGCTTTACCTTGTGCGTAGTTAGGTTGGTCAGTAGACCCAAACTTAGTTAACCATCTCTCTACGGCAAGCATAGTGCATACTCTAACCTCATCTTTATTTAATTCTATTATCATTAATTATTTTCTGGTATATCATCAACGAACATATACTCAGGATTGAATGCAATCCAAGTCATCAAGCCTCCACCTGCGTCTGCTCTTCCGTATCTGTTTTTGACTGGAGCAACACCCATTGAAGTTCCGACAACACCAAGTGTACATATAAGCGCTGGTAATTGGGCCACCTTACCTTGGATAGCAGAGCGTGGCTGACATGGTGTCCCAAGCACAGCCTCACTAGTGTGGTGAAGAACGACAACAGCCGAATTAGTAGCACGAGCAAGATATTTCAACTCCTTCATTATCGCTCTCATTGAAGCGAACTCTTCGCCACCATCAGTGGCTACATCCATTAAGTTATCTACTACAATAAGTGTAGGAGAGCAACCCCATAATTCTTCAAAGGCTTGAACTTCTTCATCAATATCTTGTAGTGTTGGTGCTGATTCAAAGGACCAGACTATATGGCTACTCTTGGATAGAGTAGCCTTAGTCCAACCAACATCAGAATGTAGCATCCCTTCTACATCTGTTTGGTTTTTTCCCGAAATCATTGAGGCTAAACGCATAGCCATAGTATGTGCATTAGTATCAGCAGATATGTAAAGTGTTGGCACCTTCATCTTTAATGCTAATGCTAACGCAAGTGTTGACTTTCCAACTCCTGGTGCTGCTGCAAACATAGAAACTTCAGACCGACGGATGATAATCTTGTTTGATTCAAATGCTTTGAAGCACGATGGTAATGGTTCCCCACCAATACTGGCACGGCCAACGCTTCTGACAAGTGTACGCATCCTGGTTCCTTTCTAGTTCCGTAAAAAGATTTATGCCAGTCTTTTAATTTACTGGCTTGCATTGGTCAGATGTTCCTTGCGGAGAGGGACAAGCCCAGAAAGCATATGGTTTACCACTTGCCTTACTGATTCCTTCTCGCCATATACGGGCTCCGTGCTTGCACACTGGCGATGCTGTACCTGATACTGCTGACACTGGGGTTGGTGCGGAGTAACTCGAGGGCCTTGTGCCTGTAGTGGAACTCGATGTCGATAAAGGGTTTAAGTTATATGAACCCACTATCTTCTGCTGAGTAGCAGCAATCTGTGTGGAGTAATCTCCTACGCCCTCTAACAATACTGATAGTTCATCAGCAGTATTAGCACGTACGTTTATCATATCACCTGATGGTGTCTTGTAGGAAACCTGTAGTTTCCAGTCTTCATTTGCCATTTTTCTCATTTCTTCGAGGTGAACTGACAGTATTCTGTAAGTCCACAACGATTGCAGTTGTTTGTATTAGGAATAAATATACCAGCCTTGCGTGCCTTATCAAAGGAGGCGACAAGGTATTCAAGTTTTTCTTCTGTATAACTACTAAGGTCTACCATACTTGATGTGCCTTCTTGCCTAGCCATCCAGTAAGTACCATACTTAATATCTATACCAAAGATTTGCTTGAGTCCTAGTTTATAGAAGCCAAGTTGTAAGGTACTAGTTGGGGTTTGTTGTGAAGTCTTGAGGTCAACCACGACCAACTCACCATCGACTTCAAACACTCTATCGAGAACCATCTTTACTGGCACGCCAGCAAAAATAGGAGTCAACCCCAACTCTATGGCAGGTGCGCCTTCAGGAGTAAACCAAATCTTCCAGTTATGATTAGCCTTGCGCCAATCAATATAAGACTGAACCCACTCAGGTCCTGTCTGTTGCCAGAAATCTACGTTTTCTCTATCAGGAAATGCTTTAGATGTTCTACCACCAACACGAGCAAAGGTTAAATCAACACCTTCTGCTTCTTTAGTCCAAGCACTATCCCATAAAGCAAGTGTATCAGATGTTATCAATAGTCACCTGTTTTGCTAAACGTAAAGCAATACTTAAACCAGCCAAATTCTCAGGATAATCTTGAGTATGAACAGTCTTATCAATAGCATTTTGTATAGCACCAACTATGATTGCTTTGGTTTCTATTAACCCATCCTCATAACGTTCACGCATAATGGTGTTATAAGTTTCCCATTGCATAGTAGTTACACCACCCTCTTCGTTAACAATGCTAATCATAGATTCTCCCTATCCCACATCTCAGTGGCTGTATGAAATGATGACCCACCTACTGACCACACAGAAGGGGCTTCAGGTAATTGTAGCAATCGACCTAGGTAATACTGATAACCACAGTCAATGTATGTAGTAAATGCAGAGTAAGATATATGTTCAGGTAATATGTATTCATCTAGTTGTATAGTCATAGCAGTAGTATACCACATCAGGTTGTGGATAAAGGTAGGCAGTTAAAGTTTGCCTCCCTACATAGATTAATATTAAGTGTATACTTAGATATATAATAATATATAAGACCCTGAAGGGGTCTATAATATAGATAATAAAACACGAGATAGAACGACAAAAGACCCCCTTCCCAGTATATCTACTGGTCGGGGGGTTATTTGTGTCTCTAATGGGCCTTGTAGGCCCTATTAGGGGTACTTAATTACTTACTGTTGACACCAAATTCTGTTGCTGATGGGTCCAATGCCTTTAGGACTGGTCCTGCTACAGCAGCGACACCTGCTAATGCTAGTGTCTTTAGGTCAGTTGTACCAGCAAGGTACAAAGCAATTACTGCTGCAACAGCAGCACGAACATAGGTAATTGCGATTGCTTTTAGTTTATCTGTATTCATATTCCATCCTTAAGGGCGAGCAACGCCCATTACTAGGGAGTAGGCACGTTTCTTTAGATACACACCATCTCCGTTTGATTGACTGCCCTTATTATCCCCTGAGGTATTACCCTCATAGACTGTAAGGTATTTCTTTCCATCATTACTAGCGCAGATACCAACATGGTCAGCCTCTGCATCAGCATCGAATTGAAAGAAAACTATATCTCCAGGCTGGGCTTTACCCACTGGGACTATCTTGCCTTTACTTGTAAACCATTTAAGTCCTGCTTGACAAGATGCAAATCCTTTTTTAGTTTGGGCTGCTATCTTTTCTCCTAGTCCTGCTTGGTCAAAGCACCAAGATACAAACATTGCACACCAAGGGTTGTAGTTAAGTCCATACCACTTGCCATACATACTGTCATTTCTTGTGCCTACTTCTTGATATCCAAGTTGAGACTTGGCGATGTCTACTACATTACTCATTGTCGTCCTTTGGGTTTCTTAGTCGGTAAGTAATTGCCCAAGCAATTAATGTTCCAATAATTGCGTAGCCAACTACAGTCTTTGCTGAACCATCAAGTACAACCCAGGCAATAAACATACCTAGTACTGTCCATAATTGTTCAATCATATCTCTTAATATTTTCAAGGCTTTCTCCTTCTAGTTGACTTAGGCTTATCGTTACCAGCCATAGGTCCACCAGCAGGGGAACTTGGCGTTGGAATTCTAGTTGCCGTACCTGCTGCCATACCTGCTGCATTTATAGCAGCCTGACTAGCGATAACAGATGCAACAATAATTTCTTCTGATTCTTCTCGTTCTTCATCGGACATATCAGCACCTATATTTGCTACGGCTGTTAATACTTGTCCTGGGTTATCAAAGATTGCACTTACTAATTCAGCAGGTGAATCAAATACTTGTAATGCAACAGCAACTTCTGCAGTAATTACAACTGCGTTACCATCATCATCAGTACGAACCTCTACTTGAGTTTGTGCTGGTAAATCTTCAAGAGTAAGACCTGCTTCTGCAATAGCCTCAGCAGTAATGGC